CACCGCTTTCTATAATAGATACACTGTTTATTTTTCCTAGTGCATCAATTGTTGTTTGTAATACTGCACCACTTCCGTTACCTGTTACAGTAACTACTGGTGCATTTCTATATCCTCTACCAGGATTAGTAATTAATACGTTTGTAATTTTGCCATCTACAATTACTGGTGTAAGAATAGCTTGCGCTGCTTTAGCAACTCCTACAAATGCTAGATCATCTAAAGTGTCAATTTTTACATCATATAAATTAGAAACTGCTGTTGGCTGAGGGTCATTTTTATTTAAAGAAGTAATAATCTTATCATCAACAATTAAATTTTCTGACAGTACTAAATTTGTACGTTCAATAAATTGTTTTAGAGCTTCGTATCTATTTTTAAACCAACTCTGTCTTGGTTTGTTTAATGCTCCATATTTTTCTTTAGGACTTAAATACGGATCTGGAACAATTCTATCTTGTTCATCATACCCACTTAAACTATCAAACCATTTACGTACAATATCATTATTAGGTTGACTTGTTTCTAAACCTTCACTAATAATCTGATACTGGTTATGTATATTCTGTGTTTGATTAGGTATTGTCCAATACTGCGTACTCAATGCAACTTCAGTACCTTTAATATATTTTTCAGCATTATATAATACAAACTGTGATGGACTTATTAGACCAGCAAAGGTATATCCTTTCGCAATAGGATCTTGTATATAATCTGCAATATCAAAAATACTAATATTTCTAAATTCTACATCTGGAGTAGTCTTTTTATTTTTTACCCAGAAATAATAATTTGTTTTAAATATTTTTGCAACACCGTCATATATTCTACGTGTGCTATAAGTAGCATCACCGTATAAACTTGTACCACTAAATCCTTTTGCAAATCCGTTTTCAGTATCAGCTTGAGCGTCCCATTCGCTTGGAATTACAGATGATTCTACCCATTCATATACATCAACTTGATTTCCTTGGAAAATTTTACTCCAATTCTGTGTACTAAAAATAACATCACCTTGATATGGATTAAAGAATTTTGCATTTGTTAAATCCCACCATACTTCGCCAACGTGTTTTTCGCCCCAACTGTTAGTAGGATCAACTACTTGTCCTGTTGAAGATAAATCATAAAGTGCAGGATCATAATAAGTTTTGTATGTCAAATCTTGTTCAGCAATACCTGCAACTTTTCCTTGAATTGGATCAATATAATCAATATACGTTAACAGCTCGTTGTCTTTAGTATTATACAAGAACATTTTTTTAATTTTATTTAGATCAACTGTCGGTTTGTTAGTTCTATGTATTTGCCAAATATTTTTATCTCTACTATTTTTAAAATTAATTACATTACCAACTCTTGCACCGTCAACTTTATTAGGTAGTCCAACATAGAAGTGATTATTTCTAGCAAGTATGTTATCACTAAAATAATTAATACTTGGATCTACTAATTGTGTGCTAGGTATTTGAATAGTTTGTGCAAAGATTAGATCTTGCTTAACTTTTTCATAAACATACACTACTCCAGCATTATCATTAACTGTATTAAATGCAGTAAACCCTTGGTCTAAAATAGTTTCACCTGAGTCGAAAATAGTTCTAGTTGTCATATCAGCATCTTTTGCAGAAACAAATAACTGATCTCCATCAAAGTCTAAACGCCATCCAAATTTTTCGCCTTGTTCGTTATTTGGACTCTTTAATGTTTGTGCAATTTCAAATACACCATTAACTTGTTTGTAGATATAAATTATGCCTTGATCAGATTTATAATCATCATTATACGGAGCACTTATTGCTATTAGTGTACCGTCATTTGATATAGCTAGTGCATGTCCAAACCCCGATGTTGTATCAGGAGCATCAATTTCTTGAGACCTTTCAAAGTGTCCGTTATTAGCTCTGTATATAACAACTTTATTTGTACTGTCGTTATACATTGCATTAGTAATTAAAACTTCTCCAGAATTTGCTACATCAAACTCACTGCCAAATTCAATTAATCCTTCTTGATCTAATACTGTGCTTCCATCCGAACTATCATTTAGTACACTTAATCCAGTATCATTTGGTATAAATCCTACATAGTCAACTAAGTCATCTGTTGATGTCCAGTCATTATTATCAAATGCGCCGGGTGATATATTAGTTTTAGCAACATAAAGTACGCCACTTCCAGCATCGACATATACAATATCATTTGTAAAATAATTTGTACTTTCATCGAAAGTACCTTTAAACAATTTATTCTTTGCATAATCCCAATCAAAAGATAAATTGTTTTCTGTACCTTTTTTAATAAAATAAATTTTTCCTGGTAAAGCTGTAGTTCCGTCGCCAGGTGCACCGATTATACCTCTATACAAATCGTTATTTTTTGTAATTTTTATTTTTGATCCTAGTTTAAAGTTATTAGTCTTTTCAGGTACAGTATAAGAATTAACTAAGTCGTATCGACCGAAACTTGTTTTGCTATAGATAGCATAAAGCCCTTCGTTAGTAAGTCCACTTGCAGTACCAGTTGCATCTGTTGGAATCTTATAAGTTTGTTCCCATTCGTTATTAATTGCACTTGGTGCATTTGCCGGACGAGGAATACCATTAATATTAGCTTGTTGATAAAACCAATACTCTACATCAGTTATAAAATCAATTCCTGACGGAATACTAATTGTTGAAGTATCCTGGAATACTAACATTTTTCCTATGTTATCCGCTGGTAATCCTAAACTTACAAATTGTACTTGTCCAATTATTCTATCTGCTTGATAAGTTGGATTCGGATCACCTGGTATTAATTTAAATTCAATTTCAGCATTTTGACCAAACTGGTCACCTTGCGACCAAGTACCTGTAACACTTTTTACAAAAATAGTTGCATTTAAACCGTCACGTTGATAATATGTTACAACTCCTGTTGCACCCGTTGTATTGTCTTCTACAGTCTGTCCAATTTTTGGTTCGAAAGGATTACCTGATGCATCAAACTTTGTAAAGTTTAAATTTATATAACCGTCCCAAACATCATAAATTGTTTGTAATTTATTAGTAATACTAGTAGAAAGATTTAATATGCTTATATCTTTAATAACACCAGTTCCGTATTGCGGAAGTTGGTTAACATAAAAATTAATCGTATCGCCTTGAGCAACTATATCAGTTACAGGCTTTGGTGCTCTAACTACATACAAGTCAGATAATACAGGATTGTTGTTACCAAACGCACCTGGTAATCCTTGACTACTCAATACTCTTATATAACTGTTAAATGTATTTTGACTATCCAATACTGTACTATCATAATCTAAAATATTATAATAATATCTGTTTGATGATTGGCTCGGTCTAATTACATCAGCAAATATAAGTCCTCTACCTTGGTCTTTATTTGTAGTTGCCGATGTTGGAGTATAGGACGGAGCATTAATATATAAGAATCCTCCTAGTTCAGTAGCTGTGCTTACACTATCAACCGGTCCTTGCTTTTCATATTGACCGATAAAATCTCCGTCATTTCTAAACAAACTATCTGAAGAATTAAATGAACCGTTTACATCTTTTAAGTATATAACTAATTCAGCACCTTCATTATATACATAATCAACAGTACCTGATCCAGTTTCTGTTTGCAATATGTCGCCAATCTCAGCAAGATTAGTTGACGAATTAAGATATAAAATTACATCAATTTTCTTTTGTACAGTATGTCCGGCATCTAAGAAAGCTTCTGTAATACTAGGAAAGCTACCAGCAAATGGTGCTTGCTGTGCTAGTGCAGCTAAACTTTGATTAGAATACGTTATAGAATTCCAGGCTAATTTAATACTGTCATTTATACCAATACCTCTATATATTTCTAAAGGAGCTCTAACAAGTATATGATCAGTTGGCACATTTTGGAATGCATATTGGTTAGTTACTGTATCAATTGCATAGTTACCCGTTAGCAACATTGGAATATCTACAGTATTTAGATCTTCAACATTAAGTTGATCAATTACATCTGTTACAGAATCAAAACTATTGTAAACTACATTTGTTACTTGAGGTTGTATATCTACTACTGAACGCCAAAGTTGTTGATTAGAAGAAACTATCGATCCTTTCGGATAGGGGTCAGTTGCAACAAAAGAACCTTGATATTTTGTTTTTACATTTGATGCATTAGGGGATCCTACTATAATAAAGTTTCCATCTGGTGAAATATCAAGTCCTGCTCCAAAACGTTCTAAATCGTTACCATATTTAACTGGCTCTATTACTTGTGACTGAACAAAGTTTATACTATCAGATGCTCTATTATAGATATAAATTTTACCATCGCCTTCATCAGGTGCACCTACAACTAGTGTAGTATTACGGTCATCAACTGCCATTGAAGTAGCATATGATAAATCTACATCTGATGAATCTTTTTGTATTCTAAGTTGTTCAGTAAAGTTATTTGTATTTTTAATTACTGCCCAGTTTCCATCAAAGTTATCAACCCAATGATAGTCGCCTTCATTTAAATTTTTCTGTAATACAACATTAGCGTCTGTAATCGAAGCACTTCTTACTGAAAGGAACTTAGTAATATTTCCATTGCATTGTGCAATTTCCTGTACAGCTGCAGAAGTTTGTAATGTAATTACATTCTTATCTACTTTAGATACTATATAGAATTTATCTAAATTTGTATTGCCAACGTTAGTCATTCCAATAACATCGTTTATAGAAATGTCGTTAACATTTGTTGTTAATGTAATATCAAATTCAGTACTTCCTGCTTCTATACTTTCAACAACATAATCAGTGTCAACATGTTTGTATACATTCCAATCAAGATTATCATTACCTACCCAAACATACTGTCCTCGTTTAATATCGGATATTCTATAGTCAGCAAGATTGCTATATTTTGTTGCAATTCCTCTAACATCTGCTTGGTTAACATATCCTGCATCTTTAATATAGCTGTTGTTTACATTTAGTGCAGGGAACGGTTGGTGATTATAGTTTTTTGTTTTTTGGTATACTTCATATGGTAAAATTCTGTAAACTAAATCGGTTTCGTTGCCAGTAGTACTGTTAACTAATTCAATTGGTTGAGGGCTAAGTCTAAATTTACTTTCATCTAATAGTAATTCAAATTCTTCAAACCCTTCTGCAGCTCCATACTGGCCATCTTTAATTGCCCATTCTTCATAAAATTCTAAACTATCTTTGTCAGCACTACTTAACACGTCAAACAATTTAGTTAGTGAATTTTTAGTACCTTTATCTTGTAACATACCTTGATAAAATTTATACTGACTAACATCATCATTAATAATGTTTTCTAAATACTGTCGTTTCTGGTAACCAATTAAATGCTGTGCTACTTTTTGTTGTTCTGTATCAAAGTTGTCACTGTCTAAATCATAGAAATCGCTAAACTGATTTACTTTATAGTCAAAGTTAGCATATAAACCTGCTTCGGGCTTATCATCTAATCGATGCCAGTCTTGTGCATTAAAATTTTCTGTTCCTGAAAGTTTCTTTATTGCACTGTAATAGAATTCTTTGTATTTTACAATATCACCGATTGCATAATCTGTCCACTGTTCCCAGTTTGTTACAGTTGCATCGTCATATACAAATCCAGGTATATTTAAACTACCGTCCCAATCTTGTGTTATATAACCAAGTACTTTTATTCTTTCTTGTCTATAGCCTGGTTGAGTATCGTATATAATATCTCCAAATACTGTTTTATTATCTATTAATAACACATGTTCTTTTTGTATTAAAGGAAGTTTAATTGCAAAGATTCCTTCAGCAGTATTTCTTGTTGTTAGAACAAATTCATTAGGTGAACGACCTATATTAGAAAATTCTTCTACTAACGGTGTTCCGTCTGACTGTAATAATGTATAACCATACCTACTGTCAAACACACTGTCAACCATATTATTTTGGCTTACAAATTTAAGTTGTTTAGCCGCAGGACTTAGTGTAATTACACTGCCTTCGCCCCATTTTTGTGTGGTCCAGAATAAAAATTCATTTACACTATGTCGCCAATCAGTTAATATTTTTTCTTCGCCTTCGTAATAATCAAATACAAAGCCTTGGTCTTTTAGATACTCACCGTAGCCTAACAAAAAGTCAACTACATCTTGTATTTTTTTAAATAACTTTCCGTAATCAGCAGTTAACACAATATTTTTATTGAATTGTTTTCGAACAAATGCATTACGTCCGCCTATGAGAGGCAAAGCTGCAAGTTTAACAAACTTAGTGTTATCAAATGAACCTGTACTTGTGTGTGCGTCTTTTACTCTATAATAAGATCCTTGATATTCAACATTTGATCCAACTATATAATTTTTATTTGTGTCCCATACCAAGAACGATTCACTTATTCCGCCTATATTAATGCTTGGATCTTTTTGTGTGCTAACTGTTTGATAATATGTAAATGACGATACTTGATTATCGTAACCTTTTACAACATAACCGTCACTGCGTCTTTCTATAATTACGCCGCTATAAGAAACAATTTTAGTAGGTGAACTTGTGTTTAAAAATATTTTATAGTTTTCGGAAGGAATAAACACATTACCTTGATTTGTTGGAGTTCTACTATCTAAAATTAGTTTAAACTTTTCTTTATCTGTAAATCCTGAAAGTTTATATCCTAATTGATTATCAAGTGTTCTAAGATCTCCTTTATACTTCGTATATGAATTAAGAACACTTGTACTCATATAGTTTGTAATATAATTTATTATACCACTTGTATATACTTGTGTAGTATCTTCAGCTGTATTAGGAAATACTATGTCTTTAAGCTGGAAACGTTTTTGTGTTGGTTTGTAAACAATTTCATTTGCAATATTTTTTATTTGATTTATTCTGTCAAAGCCTGTAGCAAACAACTGTGATGGTTTATTAATTGCAAATGCCTTTATTATACTAAAAGGATATTGTGAACTTGAACGCCACGCACTTTCAACAGGTGAGCCATCGCCAAATACAAAACTATCATTAATAAATGTTGGATCAAAGAATTTAACATACCCTGAATCTAACGGAGATAAAAGATTTCCGTTGCTGTCAGCTGGTATATGACCAGTAAGTCCAGGACGTTTATAGTTGTTTAAAACTTTAAATTTTTTGTTAGGTTCTCTTACTACGCCATCTTCTAGATCTTGCCAAAGTAGTGTGTTTTCTTTTGTATAAGGTGCTGGACCATATTGGGTTTCCCACCAAGTTGGCATAACACTGTATCCTAACATTTCCCACGGATGTGTATGTGGACGATCAGTATCAAATGCTTGCTTATAAACCTGTCTCCAAAAACCTGGAAGTAGTGTATCTTGTTTATTTTGACTACCTGAATAGTTAAATGTAAATCTGTTAGTTCTTTCAAAGAAATTATGTAATGTATAATCTTGATCGATAAACTTTGTCCAGGAGACAAAATCGCTTAGGATAGTTGTATCAATGAAACTTTTAGTAACTCCGGTGCTTCGATGATCTCCTCCAATTAATGAATGTATATCAAATAATGTAGAATCATATGATACTTTAATATTATTGTAGATTCTTTTTTCTAATTCTAAAAGTAAGTCATCTCTATAATCATTAAATGCAATAATTTTACTACCGTCATGTCCTTGTATAACCTGTTGAGATTGTAAATATGTATTATCGTTATATTTTACAGGTTCGTATGCAGGATACAATCCTAGTTTTGTTGGTGTCGGTGGAATATATGATCCGTTAGTTGTTTCATATTCATAGATATCAACTATATCATTCTGTTGCTTTGTAGCTGTAACTAATGCATAACCTTCTGAATTAAATGTATAATCTTTATTATATACTAATTGCACACCGTTAATATAAATTTGTACTGCTTTTCTTGATGCTTCGGTTAAGGTAAATGCACTTGATAAAGGAAAATATAAATCATCTACATCGTCAATAATTCTAGTTGTCTTTTTTGTTGCACCAATTGGGACCATATCACTAAAGAAAAACGGTTGCGTTTTAGTTTTATCTTTGTTAATGTCTTGTAAAATTTTATCTACATGATCTTTAATTGCTCCCTGAAAACCTAAATCTTCAGCTTTCTGTAGAAATAATCTTTTAAATACTGAATATTCTTTACTTGCATATTCTATACTTTTTACAATATTACTATTATTATCAGTTGTATGATACAAAGGTAAATTTAACGGTACACTGTGTTGTAAAAATCTGCGACCTAATCCAGTAACATTTCCGACATCTCTTAAATTGCTTACTCCGGGATAGATTCCAGTAAATTCGTCACTTTGTTCTACAATAGTAGAAACATGGTCATTTACTGCTCCTAAAGTAAACTCTGTTAAATTTTCATTTTTTGGATTACGCTCTAATGCTACAGGAATCTCATAGTATCCGTTATCGTTTTTTGTAGCAGATGATCTAGTTTTAATTAAAATAATATCATCTAAAACTAAACTATTATTAAAGGTTATTTGTGCATTGTTTTGTACATTTGTAGTAATAGTATAATCAGTATCTTTAAATTGTAAAACATTGTTACGATATACTCTTACCCATAAATCTGTTAAGTCGGCACTATTGTCATAAACATCAATTTCAAAATTGTTTACTGTATTATCATATACTATTTGCTTTATAACTACCTGTTCGCTATTCTGATCAACTTTTTTCCAACCAGTTAGTGTTTTAAAAGTTGTTAAATCAGAGTATTTTCTAAGAAATCCGATATCAGTTGCTTTTGAAAATGCATTATTATTAGTAGTATAAGTTATTGTATCTTGAACTAAATTAAAATCAAAAACAATATCACCGACATTAGAAATTTTTCTATATGTAATTGGTATTCCTATTTCACTGTCAGCTGTTCCTGTGCCTTGCTTATAACTAAAGATTTTATTACCAGTAAATGTTGTAGATTCGTATACCGATGTATCAGAATAACTATTACCAGTTTCGTCGAATATATCAAATAATGGTGCTTGATTAGCTGAAGTTTTATCTTGAGCTCGCTTCCAACTATTATTAGTATAATATAAAAGTTTACCTTTATAAATTGTTCCTGAGCTAACTAGAACAACTTCGTTTTCAATTGGAGTACTATCAGTTGCTTCAGTTAAATGAATCTGTCTATTTGTAGTATCTCCGGAAGCAAAATTAATAAACTTTACATCAAATATTTTTCCAGTTACTAACGGGTCAGTGTCAGCAGTAAACATTATACGCATACCATCTACTATGTCAACACCGTCTATATTATATCCCTGACTACCTTCGATAGTACTAAACACATCAACAGTAAAATCATCTACTAAGTCAACATCTTTCTTTGTCTTAGTTCCAAACTGATAAAGTTTTAAATTTGGTTCGAATTCAATAATTGGACGTTTAGCTCTTGCTAATTGGTTAATATCAATTGGTTGGTCATTTGCTTGTGCTGCAGATTCAATTACACTTTTATGAAACCATCTATTGTATCTACTCCATAAATTACCATCACTACTTGATCTATTAATAACAAAATAGTCTTTATCTTCAGGATATCCAATAGCTTTACTATAAGGCAATCTATCAAATCCCTGTGCATCAAATTCAACATCAATATCTTCTGTAAATGCTGTAGGAACATTTAAGTCTGATTCTGCAATAAGTTTAATCTTATCACCTACACCTTCTACATAGAATGCTTCGTTAGCATATTTGGCAGGTTCAACTTCGCCAGTAAACTCTATCTTCATTCCGTTTGATAATGATATGCCGTTACTACTTTTGTAAAATCTTTTGCCAATAACTTCGCTGGCAACATCAATAAATGTTGCTTCAGCAATGTCTTTAATAATTATTGTCCCTGCAGCATTTAGATCATTAGCTGACATATAATATAATGTGTCAGGAGTATCTGCGCCAAGTTGTAGTGTACTAATACCCTTTTCAAGTCCTTGCACACTAACACCTTCAAGAACTAAAATACTACTACTATCTAAATCAAAACCTTCATCAAGTGTCTTTTTTGTTTTAATTGTAAATGGTAAGTTTGGAGTATCAATATCAAATTTGTATGTTACTCCTCTGTATAAAGTTATTGTAGGATTTTGTGTTAATCCGTCCGGTGAAAATACATATGCGTTGTTATCAATATTATCAGCACTGCGTATAGTATACGTGCTTTCAACATCTATAGTTGTTCCAGCAATACCAATTGTCTGTGGACCTAACGGTAACCAGTAGTATTCTCTAAAGTTTGTAAACTTATCCCAATCAATATGTGGGTTCCAAGCATAGTATTCTTGAGAGTTTACTGTGCTATGGTTTTTATTAGCTAGATTAAAATTACCTAGTTGGTTTATATAGTCATTATAATCTTTATAAAATGTAACATTACCAATATTATCTTTTACAACACTTGCAGGTTCTAATTGATAATTAGCTCTAGCCGCTGAAACATCACCTACATAACTATCAGAAGCTGTAAATGCTTTTGCTGTTTCTCTACCTATGTAACCGTTTAATTTTTCAACAACGCCAGGTTGTATTAATTGATCAAGTGTACTATTTAAAAACTTTTTGTTAGCTGTAGTTCTAAAAAATCTAGGTAAAAAGGATTCGCTTTTGCGTTTATTATCATCCCCATTTGGCAATGGTTGTTCTGTTTGATTATTGTCGTATGCCATTAGTAGCTACTGCCTCCGCTTGAACTTGAACTTGTGCCAGATGACACTACATTAGATAATCCTGCACTTTGTATTCCTGCACGAACTGTTGTTGCATCAGTTACTATTGATCCTTCTGAACGTAATCGTGTAGCTGTTACACTATCGATTATAGTTACATCAGAAACTGTTGCTCCACTTATAAAGATCTCATCACTTTCACATTTTATTTCATATAGACTTCCGAATGTCTGTGAAACTTGACTCGGAACAATTACAAAAGTAACCAAATACGGTGTAAGTTGTTGCATTACATAAGTGCTTAATTCACTGAAGTAAAATGCTTCTCCAAACTCCCAATTCTCTAATGCAAAAAATTCATTTATTGCTGCAATAACTCTAGTCTTTACATCGTTATCATTAATAACTTGTTCTGGATTTTTTACAATTTTAAATGTAGCTTGCAAATCTGTCTCAGCCTTTTCTCCAAACAGTACTTTGTACTTAACTGGATGATATATTATTTCATCACTAATTGACTTAATAGTATTCAATTTTTGACCGTAATTTAAATATAGTTGATCTGAGCTCGGTGTTAATGGTTTTACTGATGTAGTTCCTTCTAAATACAAACGATAATCATTGTCGTAAGATTTTGTAAGCATGTAGGTATCAATAATATTACTTACACTAGGATCAATACGTGTGCTTTCGTCAGCAGCATGCACATAATGGAATTTAAGTTTATCTCTGCCAAGTTTAGCTTTATAATCTTGAGACACAACTGTATTTCCTGTAGTTTTACTTAAAACTTTAAATACATCTTCTTTTATAAAATAGAATATCTGTCCATCATCGTAACTTGATGTACTACCTAATGCACCAACTTCGGTTTCAACTTTTATACTACCTGTTCCATCTGTAAAGGTATATAATCCTTCTGGAGTAGGTTTGTTAGTAGAAATATAATAGTATTCTTCAACACCATCTAGTGTTGTAGTTTTTTTCAAGAATACATATTTTGTCTTAGGGTTTATTGTTTCATCTACAATTCTATCAAACAAGTCTGGATCGTCAACAACGCCGTCGTCATCTTCATCAAAGAAACTTACTTGTATTTTACTACTATCAACGTATCCTTCAGCATCTCTATATTCTTCAACAATTTCCCAATCATAATCTTGAGTAAAAGGTAAAGGACTGTCTGGTTTATTATTAATATTAAGTACTGAAATTTTATCTTTAATAATTTTTCCAGTTCTATTATTATAAATTTTATCTGAGCTATCAAAATAAAATCTTATTTCTTCTGCACTCTCAAACACGTATCTACTAGCACGATATGTAATAGTATATGTTTCGCCGTTAGTTTCAAATAATAGTAACCAACTAGCATCAAGTTGTTGATTTGTTGCATCACCAGTTTTACCAATACTAAACGGACTGTTTACATTTAAGTTGTTTGTGGTAATTAATCTCCACTCTCCAAGATTTGTATCAAATCTTAGTCCAAAAGTATTGTATGCAAATGTTTGGTCAATTATTTGTGCTTGTACTGATTGTTGTAACTCAGTTGCAAGTCTAGGTATAATTTGTATTATTTTAGAACCTTGAGGAATATTATCATTTAACATTACTGGTCCGGTTCCGTCTGCATTATTTGTAGTTCCGTCGCCTGCTACACTAATAATTTTAGTCCACTTATATGATGCAGATCCTAAGTGATCTGCAGGACCATTCATTAATTTGTTATCGTTTTCTAGCATATAATGCTTACCTGCTGGCGGTTCAAACTTAATTAATGTGCCCGGCTTTAATAATTTTAATGTACTTGCTGTAAATGTTCCTAATTGTAGTTTTACATTACTAACATTTGTAAAGTATCCTGTGTTTTGGTTAGTAGCTGTAGTTTGACTATTCCATATAACTCCAAGATCTCCTACTAATGTTTTTGGAAAACTATTATAATAATAATTTTTTACTTTTTTATCTGATAAAATAGGCTCAATAATATTTGCTATTGCTCCTTCAATATCAGTTTTTGTAATAAAACTAAATGTTTGTTTAGGAGATATAAATTCTTTAGTTACTATCCCATCAACTCCAAACAAATTTGTTTTAGAATATTTTCCTGTTGCATCAACAAGATCTAAGTACCTACTAATTCCACTTGATGTTCTATTAACACTTTTAACTTTTATAATTTCTTGACTTATACTAAGAGGAGCTATTTGATAGTCTTCTGCTGTAATCATTCTGTTTTGAGTATAATAAGTTGCAGGAGCATTTCGTTTTATACTTGCATTTGATTCACTTACACTAGCATTGTCGACTGTATACTTTAACGAGAACACCATAGTAATTTGTTCAGATTTTCCTGTTCTACTAATATATGGAACCTTAATACTTACACCCTTCATATCACTTGGGTCAATTACAATTCTTCTATTTTTACTTGTTCGATAATAAACTTTAAAATTACCTTGTGGCAAACTACCAAAAGTACCATCTGAAAATATCATGCTTATTCTATCATTTGCTCTAGTAAGAACACTATAGATATTTCTAATACTTTTACTTAAACTATTATAAATTATATTATTGCCTTCAACTGCTGCAACCTTTGTCCATAATTCTTGTTCTAATCCAAAATTGTCAGTTTTATAAAGCCATACATCAGTATCATTTACATTTGTTGCATCAATTGCAACTACTTGATTAGTACTTGGAGTAGAAATATTAAAAGTACCATTGTCCATTGTACCTTGTCTAAAATGACAAAAATAACCTGTGTTAGAACTAGCAGGTCCTTTGCCGTCATCCTTATATATAAACGCAAAGTTGTTTCCTGGGAAAGGAGCTTCTTCTTTAACTTCGCCATTATTAATATCTGTACTTACAATTTCAAATCTACTAGTAGATCCACTGATTGTTTTGTTAAATCCGTAAACTGGTAAGTCTTCGTTTGCACTATTAAGTCTATACTGTTCTGTAGGTATTCCGGCAACAGTAGCTTTTTGTACCGGGCGACCAACATTACTGTTTACTGGTAGTGCTGAATTTAATATTTTTGTAAACTGTTCATTCCAATCCGGGTTACTTGGGTCATTCCATACTACTGTTTGATTAGATAAATTTAAATTGTTTGAATCTCTTACATCTTCTGACGTTTGTACACTTTCAATTTTAAGTAGACCATTTGCTGATTGGTTTCGTTTTGGGTTATAAGAAAGTAAACGAGCTAAACGTAGTACCGACTCTCTACGTTCTGCAAGTTCTAAAAAGTTTTCTCTAGCATTAAGGTCTGTACGGAATGCAATATTTTGACCTAGGAAAGCAATAAGGTCAATAAGTGCAAGGTACTCTGAACTTTCAATGTAATCGTTAAAATCTTCTGGATAATTTTGACGTATATAGTTAATCATTGTTCGACGTAAATTGTCGAAATCGTATGATTTAAAATCTGCATTTCTGTAGCTTTGGTAGATTCTCTTCCAATCTTCTGCTACTAATAATCTATTTTGTCTGTCGGTTGTTGACATAATATTTCTTTCCTTTAATTATACAGTATTTATTGAAAATGATAAACTACGTATATAATTATCTAGCTAACAATCCGTTATTTTGGTCAAATGTTAGCTTCATATTTTCAGAAATATTATAAGGTAAAAATGACAGAGTTGCGTCAATTTGTATACCGCTTTCGTACTGGTCTATTGACACTGATACAACACTTACACGTGGATCGTAATTGATAATTGTAGTTACATTTTCTGCAATAACTTCCTTTAATCTTTCAGTTAATGGTTCATATAGAATATCCCAAATTATTGTTCCAAAATTAGGATTACTAAGCAGTTCACCTTGACGTATATGAAAATGATTGATTATATCTTGTTTAATTATTTGTATATCGTAGAGCTGATAGCCTATACTATCTGGATTTACTGTAGAAAACCCGCGGTATGTTTTTTCACCTACACCATAGTCGGGTCTTTTGTTAGACTTTACAGTAATTTCTTTGTATAACTTCTTTTCTAATGTGCTCATAACGTATTTACCTTAAATTATCGTGGGCCTGCACGATCAAATTCTGCTTCAAATTCTGCTGTTTCTTGATCACTGCCTGCATCATTAGTAAGTGTAGCAGTCCCAGGTATTTCTCTAGGATCACTTACAACTGCGCCGGCGCCGCCAAATGCATCAAGTCCGGGATCGGCATTTGCATTTTCAAGATTGCTTGTGTTAATATTTTCTCCGGGTCCACCAAATGCATCAAGATCGCTTGTTAGTGTAGCATCTTCACTTGCCGCTGTATTTTCTGTGGTTGCTTGTCTTGTTTCTTGTTCTTTAGTTGCTTCTGACTTTTCTTCTGGTGGACATTTTGCAAAAGTATCTTCATTTGATTTATCTTTTGCTTTGTTGTCACTAGATTCATTTGCTGTTCCTTCGGCTATTGCAGCAGGGTCAGAATTAGTTTTTGCAGGGGTATGTTCTGCAGGATTTTTATTCTCTGCTCCTGTCCAAGAACCTGCTGCCGGCACTCTAGTTGGAACTGCGGCTGAACCTGCTGTAGCTGCAACTGCACTGCCACTATTCATATCAATTCTAGTAGCTGTTTCTTTATGAGCTGCTGAACTAATGTTACTAGATCCAACGCATGTTAATTTTCCGTCAGCGCCTACTTTAACTTCCCAGTTTGCACCAGTTTCAGTCATCATTTGATTTCCTGCTTTTAAGTTTATATTGTTTCCTGCTTCTATATTAATATCTCTGTCTGCTTTAAAATTAAAATCGTTTTTTGTGTGCATACTAATACTATCTTCTGCATAAATGTCAATTTTACCGTTAGCTGTCATTTCAATCCAACTTTTGCCACTACCGTGTGCAATATAAATTAAATCTTCACTATTATGTAAAAGTATTTGATGTCCAGTTCTAGTACGTATTCTAAATAATTCGTTCGCAGGTATACTAGGATCTCCGCCCTTGTCTAATGTAGTATATTCACTAGGCACTGCTTTTTCGCCGCCAGCCGGTCCTTTTCTATATAAACTAGTATCTCCGTCGTCCATTACAAGTGTTGTACCTGTTAGTCTTGAACTAGGAATATCTATTTCAGCGCCAGTTTCACCTGTTTTTGTTGTAGGGTGCCCAGGGCGCCTGTCTAGTGGTCCCGGAGTACTCCATCCAAACACCATACTAGGTGCTTCACGTCTTGCACTACTTGTAGTTGTACCTCTAATTTGGTCTAGTTGTATGCCGGCATTTGTTAGTTGCGTTAGTGCATCAGTATTAACTGGTTTTAAGAATTTTGTAGGATCATTTTCTACAGCTTCTTCTGTGCGTTTGTTATATTCACCAACTGGTTTTTGTATTGTTTGATCTTGAGTATTGTATTTTGTACTAGCATTTCCCGGAACCATAAAATTCATATAACGATCTTGAATACATCCTATCCAAAACCCTCTGCTTTTATTTCCTTCTGCAAAAATTACTAATACCTTTGTTCCTACGTCAGGCGGAATAGCCCACATTCCGTAACTTTTTTGTGTAGATGCAAAATTATCATTTGGACTAGATCCTGCAAAAGGTGTTACTCCATAAAACGGACTAAGATAATCTACAATTACACGCTCGCCACCAACATTAGGTGTTGAGCCTTCTGTATTAGATTTAAGAATCTCAACTTCTAATCTTCCCATATACTCGCCGTCTAAGTGGTTTTTTATAATTGCCTCAAACGGACCCGGGCCGTCTATTTTGCTAATTTTTGGACTAGCACCAGATGTACGTGTTTCTTGATTTTGTGGAGCCATATTACGTTGATCCTCCTAATCCGGCTAAAGAAGAAGCGGCGGATTTGCCTTGCTGTATACCTTTAGATGCCGCATCTTTAATAGGTGCTGGAATGCTTCCAGATCGCACTGCAGAAATTGCACTTGCAAGTTTCTGATCTAATTCTCCTAGTGCTTGTGGTGATATACTATCAACTAGATTTCCTAAGCCTGCTTGACCGCCGGTTATTGCTTTTGCTATTTTTATAGGATCGCCATTAATTGTATTTGCAAATGTTTCAGCAAGTTGTGCAGTTGGATTATCTAGATTTAGCAATCCACCTGTTGCTGTTGCTACGTTATTTGTTTCTGTTGGCTGTTGTTTTCTACGAATGGTTTGTAGTGTCTGTGTGAATTGGCCATTACTAAAAGAATTAGTACACATTATGACTTGATATAGTCCACTGAACATTCCAACAGGCTGTGTTCCGTTACCTGGAAATTCCATATAATTTTGTCCGTAATCTATAGGAGTTCTAAAATTTAATTCTATATCAACTTCTCCGCTTTCATAATTCATGGTGCCATCTTTAGTAATGTTTAAAATTCCTGGAACTTGAAGTGCATTATAATTTCCCATACCACTATCACAAATGTAATAAGGGTCTCCCATAATTTGTAAATCTACTGTTATTAAATCTACAGGACTGTTTACTAATGCTTCGTTAAAATCTCTTGCAATTTGGCTTTCTGGATGTATTACAGGGCCGCCTCCGTCTACACTGTTAGGTTTAACTACTTTATCTACAGCCTTAGTAACCCCTTCTGTGTTACTATTAGGTTTACCTTTACCAGACACTGCTCTAGCATTACCACCTGTTGCCTCATCTGTAACTGCTGTTTTCGAATCTCTTCCTAATTGTCCTGCATCTCCTGCAAGACTTGTAAAAAAGGCACTGTTAAAATTTATATCAAAGTTTAGAATGTCTTTGTTTTTACCTGTATAGATATAGTTATATTCTTTTACTGCTTGATATTTCAATTCATTTATTCCTGGACTTGCATCTGTAGGACTTTGAAACTTGCTGCGGTGTGCTAGATATGGAACAACTCTATATACATAGATCCTAGCAGGTCTTCCCGTAGATCCTACTGTTTCTGCACTTTCGTCTGCATTAAAAACTTGTGTTTGTACCCTGAACCAAGGAACCATTCCGTTTTTATCAGCTTTTTTATCAGCTATTCCTCTACCATAATCACTTAGTATAATTATTTCTTCAATAATATCTTGAATTTTTTTACCTGCTGAAAATGTTGCAGTCCTTATATCACCAGTACGTGTTACTTTACATCTATCAATTTTACCTTTGGTAGTTTCGCTTTCAGCATTTGTTGCACCTGACATAGGTTGTGTTCCAGCATCAAGATTACTTTTAGTAATCTTAGCCTTACCGATGTCATTCATAAATTCTAACTTTTCAGCGTATTCTCTAATATTTTCTCCAAGACTACTACGCTTGACTGACACGCCTGCATTATTTTCAAGTTCTTGTTCATAATTGTCAGGAACTTTTCCGTTAGAATCTCCTGTTTGAGAAATATAGTATTCTCTTATTTCTTCTTCAGTAAACTTACGTGTAGTTGCACTATCGTCTCCTTGTTCAGGTTGTCCCTGCATAAACAATTCTGATTCTTGTGCTGATGCTGTAGTGTTAGGAAATACAATTACATACTGATCGCCTTTGCCGGTCTGTTTTGCTTCTTCTTTTAGAATTTGCCTATCATTTAATATTTTTGTAAAACTTTTTGCACCGGTTTGTAACATCTCAGCAACTGTTGCTCCACTAAATTGTGTTTCTGTATGAGATGTTTGCGCTTCGTCAGTGAGTGCAGTTTCTTGGTAAGGAATAGCTTGGACCGAGTATTGGCTTCCTCCTTCAGTAACTTCAAATTCTATGTTTATAAATTTTAAAGGAAACATTCTACGTAAATTACTAGCATGAATAAAATTACCTGCATCGTCATATCCTTTAAATTCAACTGTAAGTAAATAGGGTGCTTCTATATAATTAGATAGTGGGCCACGAGCACGTTTTGCTGCAACCTGTAAACTTTGTAAAAACAATCCCATGCTATATGGTTCAGTAACATTAAACTTAAGACTAGTTGCATTTGTTGATCTAGTGTTTGCATTACCTGCAACAATAGTTTCTATTTCAACATCGTCTATAAAATATTCTGTTTTACCATTAGTATCATATGCTGTTGAACTACCCGGAGTTGGTCCTCCACCGCTACGAAGTATAACTACATTTGGATCTCTCCTTCTATATGTAAAATCAGGAAAATTTAATTCATCATCACTTAAACACCCTAGTGTAAAAATATAATTATAACTAGCAAACTGTTCTAGTGGGTTAGACATTTTGCCTGGGCCGCCAAAAATATTACCAAATCCAGAACCAAATGCAGAACCTAAAAACCCGCCAATGCCTCCAGATATTTGATCTACCAGCTGGCCGCCAATACCATTTGCAATGTTACCTACAATACTTTGTCCAACAGCAGGACCTGTAATACCATTAAGACTGTTTGCAATATCAACAGTTGCTCCTTTTAAGTCTTGTACTGAGCCTGCTACACTATCAACTACACCGTCAACAGATATATTTGCGCTTGTAGACAACGTGCTTTGTAAATTTTGTGTGCTGTCTGCTAGTTCTTGGCCTTTGGCCTTTAATCTGGCTTTTATATTTTGGATATCCATTTTACAATCCTAGTATTCTAGTTAATGCATCACCTTTAGGAATATAAATTTCTGTTCCTGCAATTAAATCAAAAATAGGATCTTTTAAAATTTCCATATTACGCTGTGAAAACACCCACCAAAGGTTTTTGTCACCATATAAATCAAATGCTAATAGGTCTGGCCTATGTGTATACTGAACTTGTACTGTATATAATACATCATCTGATTCAGCAGGTATAGGTCGAATCTTTAGCGTATCGAGATATTGGTTATTTGGTATTATTGTGTTAAACCAAGGAGATGTTCCGTCATAATTTGCCATTAGATAAACCCTGGTCCGTTGCCTTTGGCATATGCACCTGATTTAAATTTATCTAAACTAAACTGTTGCACTGCTCGTCTGCTGTATGTTGGTTGTAATTGAATTGATATTAAGCTACGTGTTGGAACCCAAGTGTTTATAGCACCTGGAACATGAATATAGTCTACATCCATTGGTAGGTCAACTGTAAATTGTGTTGCTACACACGGAACATTTTTTAAAACAAAATCGCCGTATCCATTTAGTTGCACTATTGGAGGTGGCGAACCTTGTTGACTTGTATTTCCGTAAGCCATTTTAGTAATTGATCTTAAATAATGCACAGCAGCTACCCAATAC